GGTGGTAGCAGCCTCTGGCGGAAAAACATATACCGTAGTATCCGGAGATACGTTGTGGGGAATTTCCAAGAAATTCTACGGAACCGGCACGAAGTACAGTGTTATTTATAATGCAAATGCGGATCTGATAGAAGCCACAGCAAAGTCACACGGCAAAAAGAGTTCCAGTAATGGGCACTGGATCTGGCCGGGAGAGACACTCACAATTCCGGAGGGATAAGATGGTTACGAGAATAGGGAAAGTGACAAAGGTATATCCGGGGGAAGGCAGGGTAAAGGTAACCTTTGAGGATAGCGGAAGCTCTTCGCTGCCTCTGGCAGTGCTCACTATGAATAAAGAATATTCCATGCCAAGCGTAGGGGACAGAGTAATTACACTTCACATGGAAAATGGAACGAGCAAAGGATTTGTTCTGGGAACATATTACGGTGGCGGAATGCAGCCCAAAGCTAATAGCGGGTATCGAAAAGACTTCACATCCGGCTGTTACGCTATCTGTATCGGCGGTTCCTACACATTGAAGGGATCTAAGATATTACTTAGTGGAAGTAGTGCTTCTGTATCTCTTGGAACCAAGGCATCTATGGTGGGATCTGAGGCAATTATGGGCAGTACCGCTTCAGATAATGAGGGTGATGAACCGGATTCTTATTTTAAAGCAACTTCTGACAATGTAGAAATCAAAGGTGCCACAGAGGTTAAGGTAGAAGCAGAAGGCGGAGCAGCGACGATAACAGCTGGTGGCGGAACAGCAGAGGTTGTAGTTGATACCGATACGACGGTCAAAGCATCCACGGTTACCATAGAGACTGATGGTAATCTGATATTTAAGTGTGCCTATGGAACGATTACGTCAGAGGAGATTATGAAGCGTTTGGAACGGATAGAGGATCAGCTTGGCATTCCGCATACGATATAGGAGGATGGCTATGGCAGTAGTAGGTAATTTAGGAAACCTGATTACCTTTGAGGTAAGCTCAGACAAAGTCCTTACTTTTGACAAAATGAAAAGAACCGTGAAGGGCAGATGGGCTACGCATGATGCAATAGGAGGAAAAACGAAATCAGAGTTTTTGGGGGCAGGAAATGCAAGTATTGCGTTGCCGATTTTTCTATCTTCTATGCATGGCGTGAGACCACGGGTAACGCTGGAGCGGATTGCAGATGCTGTCGAGAGAGGGGAATATTATCCACTTGTAATTGGCGGGAGATCGGTCGGAAGGAATAAGTGGAGAATTACCTCTGCCAGTGAAACGTGGGATACCATTATCAGAGACGGTATTCTGGTAGAGGCAAATGTAACGCTTAACCTGGAAGAATATGTGTAGGAGGCATTCATGGAAAATTATATTGTAGATTTGGACGGCGATGGCTTTTCACCGGATGAATTTGCGGACATTAAAAAGTGCCTTGAGACACTTCTTTCCGTTCGTGCGGGAAGCCAACCGTTAGACAGAGAGTTTGGAATTGATGTAGACCATGTATTAGGCTACCCGCTTAATATAGCCAGAAATATGTTGGCACTTGAAATAATTGAAAAGGTACGCATCTACGAAGCAAGAGTAGAGGCCGATAACGTGTGGTATGAGGAAAACACAGATGGAAAACTCATCCCGCACGTTCATTTTGTGAAGGCGGAGGTATGACATGGTTACAGATAATTTCCCTGATATTTCCTTTATAGATAATTCAACGATAGAAGATGTTCTCACGCAAATGATTAGTGACTATCAGAACAAATATAAAGAGATCACTAACAAAGAGGCTGCACTTGCAAAGGCTGATCCGCACCGGCTTATTATGTATGCCTGTGCCGTTCAAATTTATCAGGCTATGCAGTATGCGGATTACGCGGGAAAGGTTAGTTTTCTGAAATATGCGCGGGGAGAATACCTTGATAACCTTGTTGCGATTCGTGGGATTCAGAGGCAGCAGGCAAAACCGGCGACGACAACATTGCAGTTTTCTATCAGTGAGCCTGTTGCATCTGTAGTAGGCATCCCGGCGGGAACCAGGGCAACAAATGGTAATAATGTGTTTTTTGCCACGGACGAATATGTGGAAATAAAAGCCGGAGAAACTTCGGTAAGCGTGTCTGCAACCTGCACGGAAGAAGGGAGCCTTGGAAATAATTTCGCAATAGGAGAGTTTGGAACAATCGTCAATTCTCTTCCGTATGTTGTTGCTGTGACAAATACGACACAGACATTCGGCGGATCTGATATTGAGGATGATGATAGCCTAAAGGAAAGAGCTTATACCATACAAAAATCATATTCTACAGCAGGACCTACGGGAGCATATGCATATTTTGTGAAACAAATTGATCAGAGAATCGGTGACGTGGTTATACGGTCGGATACTCCGGGAGTTGTAAAAGTAATATTTACTACTGAAGCTGGGATGCCGGATCCGGCTCTTATTCAGAAGGTTACAGATTCTCTGATGGATAGAAACATTCGACCGCTCACGGACAAGATTGAGGTATCAGCACCAGTGTCAAAAACCTATGATGTAGAATTTACCTATTATATTTCATCCAGTGAGAAGGCATCGGTAACGTCCATTCAGGAAAATATTGCAGCAGCAGTAAATAGTTATAATGCCTGGCAGACGGAAAAAATCGGACGAGATATCAACCCTTCATATCTTATTCAGAAGATTATGGAAGCTGGAGCAAAAAGAACCGTTATTACAGCACCGGAATTTACAGCACTGAACAATGGTACTATTGCAAAAACTGGTACTGTGACGGTGAAGTATGGAGGGCTTGAAGATGATTAAGTTGCAGGACAGTAATATTATAGACATTCTTCCAGAAGCATTTACGAGCGATCCGAAAAATATTGCTCTTGGATATGCACTACAGGGAGCAATGAGGAGACTACTGGAATACAGTAGGACAACCAGTGTGTATGCTGCCATTGATGCAGCGGATGATGATGTGCTTGATATGCTGGCAGCAGAGCTCGATACGCAATATTATGATGTCCTTCTTGATGTTGAGGCAAAACGAAAACTTGTTAAAAATACATTGATCTGGTACGGAAAAGCGGGGACACCGGCAGCAGTCGAAGAGCTTATAACATCTGTATTTGGCGAAGGAAGAGTAGAAGAGTGGTTCGATTATGGAGGAGAACCATTTTACTTTAAGGTATATACCAATGCCACATTTACAGAAGATATGATCTCTAAATTCGACGATATACTGGAAAAGGTAAAGAATACGCGCTCCAAGCTGGAAACGGTTGTAGGTGAGAAAACATTAAGGCAGAACACTTCTGTACTTATAGGAACAGATCAAATTATTATGGCGCCTGTTATTTTTCAAGAGATTGTCAATGAAAAAACATTAAGGCAGAACACACATGCAATTATAGGAGACAATCAGATTATCGTGGCACAAGCTATCTTTCAAAAATAGGGAGGAAAAGAAATGGCACAGTATAGAAATGCAGTTATGACACAAAATGGGGCGGCATTGCTTAATAAAGCGCAGGCAGGACTTTGCAAGATCAAGTTTACCAGAATGTCAACTGGTGATGGACAATATTCTGAGAGCGAGAAAGGGATTGAAGAGTTAAGAAAAATAACCAGCCTTAAATCTCACAAGCAGTCGTTTGCATTCGATTCTATAAAATATCAGGATGATACGAGCGTAGAATTGAAGGCCAGTATCACAAACCATGACGACACGCAGACATTATCAGCCGGATATTACATCAGAGAAATAGCTGTTTTTGCGCAGGAAGATGATAAAAGTGATACGGAGGTGCTTTACAGTATTGCGGTGGCAGATGTAGCAGATTTCTTACCAACTTATAATGGTAATAACCCGATACTAATAATCCAGAAATATTATGTTACAGTGGATGAATCAAAGAGCGCAATTATAGTACCGAGTAATTATGGAGAAGATCTTGAAGCAACAAAAAAAGAAGTTGAAAATGATATGAAAGAATATGTTACAGGGTATGTTTCGGAAGCAACCGCGGAGGATATTGACAATATCCTTGGCGGTTATTTTATAGATGATGGTTCAGGAGGTGGAGAGAGTGAAGAGATAACAGAAGAAAAATAAGTAACATTGTAGACGAAGCATTTAAGAATTAGGAGGAAAAAGTCAAGTCATTTGTAACACTGAGTCACTTATCAAAATTTGCTACAGCTTTTGCTGAGAAGGTCACAGAATTATTTGTTCGAAAGGAGTCCGGGAAGGGCTCTCGTCCAATGATTATACGACGGAGGAAAAAGAAAAACTTAAGGGAATAAGTGAAGGAGCAAACCAAACCACAGTAGATACAGCACTGAGCACAACGTCTACGAACCCTGTGCAGAACAAAGCGGTAAAGGCGGAACTTGATAAGAAGGCACCGCTGGCATCTCCTACCTTGACAGGAAAGCCTTTAGCACCTACGGCAGCAGAGGGAACAAACACAACCCAGATCGCAACCACAGCATTTGTGCAGAATGCTGTGAGCAAGGTACTGGCAGCAGGTGATGCAATGGTGTTCAAGGGAACACTGGGAACAGGGGGAACCGTGACAGCACTTCCTGCAGTACATGAGGTCGGATGGACATATAAAGTTATAACCGCTGGCACATATGCAGGTAATGTGTGAAGTCGGAGACATGATCATCTGCAGTGCAGATGGAACGACTGCAAATGACGCTCACTGGACCGTTGTGCAGGCCAACCTGGACGGCGCGGTAACAGGACCGACAAGCTCAGTGGACAAGCACGTGGCTGTTTTCAGCGGAACAAGCGGAAAAGTGGTAAAGGATTCCGGCTTTACGATTGGAAAGTCGGTACCGGCTGACGCAAAGTTCACGGATATTACCTACGTTAAATTCGGTGGAGCATCATTCAGCGCAGCAGGAACGGATGGTTTGGTGCCGGCATCTGCATCTGGAGAAACAACACAATTCCTTAGATCGGATGGTAAATGGGGAACTCCGGCAAATACGACATATTCAAAGGCGTCTACAACGGCTGATGGATTAATGTCGAAGGAAGATAAGAAAAAAGTAGATGGAATCACTGAGGCAACGGATACGGAGATCAACAATATCATTAATGGATTATTCGAATAAGGAGGAGACGAATGAAAGTAATAACAACAGGCCTGTTAAACAGGTTTTGGACGAAAGGAATTAAGCCTTGGTTGGACAAGCGAATCAAATCATATGCGGATTTAATGGTAACTACGGCATCTGGGTATACCCCGGATGCCCTTGCTGTGAAGGAGGGGTTTACTGAGTTAAATGGCAAGTTAAACCAGAACACCGATTTGACTTTAGTCAATTGTGTATCATGGGAATCTGACAATACAATTTCAAAAATAGGTAACAGAGTATTTGTAACGTTAGGCGTACAAATTACATCTGAGCAGTCTAGCGGATCATTAATTATTGCCAGTATTGCAAGGACATATTACCCTAAAACTACGTATGTTAGAGCAAATGCAGCAGGTGGTACAAATGGCGATAATCACATGCTTTATATTAATAAATCTAATGGCGTAGTAATATTAAATCTTTCGACAGAACGGTATTATTCTGCCAGTTTCTCATACTTGGCAAATTAGGCTATTTATATGCTACAACAAAATTTAGGGTAAATGTTGCGTCATTACTTACAGTAGCAATTTGATATGCATAAAAATTACCATTAATTGCAAGACGCACATTAACAGCCCAATTACAGTTTACGAACACGCCAAATACGTTAGCATTACTTGGTAATCCAAAGTCAGATAAAGATCCTAATAATGACTGTCTATTTGTCACTAGCAGAGTAACAGATGTTGATATTGATGCAAATTTCAAACCACTTAACTTGCCATTTAACGCAGTAGGAAGTGATGGAAAATATGAGATTTAATATTTCAAAAGGAGTGAATGAAGAGTGAAAAATAAAGTAGATTTTTGGGCGCACTTATATAAGGGTTCATAAAACCCTGTTTTTACAAGTATAGAAAGCAGAAAAAATGTTAGTTATCGTTGCGTTTCACTAACTTAGAGCTGTCGTAACCAAGGCTTTCAAGGTAAGCAAACACATTGTTCTCATTCAAGACGACACTCTCTACATGATTCTGAGGGTCCATCAATTCCTCATAGTCAGTAGGGGTAAAGGGCTTCTTTTCTGAAACCATGTGGTAAATACAGACCATCATCATTCTTGCAATGGCAATGATTGCCTTTTTGTGTCCACGTCGCTTTTTGATTCGACCATATTTGATTGCAAAATAAGGCTGCTTTTTGCTCTTAATTGCAGCAAGGGCACATTGAACCATCATTGGTTTCAGGTAATCGCCTGCTTTGGCAATGCGGACAGACTTTTTCTTACCAGCGGATTCATTGTTGGCAGGAGAAAGTCCGCACCAGGAACACAGATGTTTTGCATCATCAAAAATATCCATATCAACGCCTGTTTCTGCAAGAACAATCGTGGAACTTAACTCTGTCATGCCGGGCATGGTACTGACAAACTCCACGAACTCGTAATAAGGCTTGATGCGGACATAGAGTTCCACTTCGGTCTGGGTAATCATATCATCGAGATATTCCAGATGCCCCCGGGCAAGCTCTAGTTTTTTAGCCTGATCTGTTTCAATAGTGTAGCCTTTGATGGCTTCGATGATTTCATCAGACTTGGATTTAGCCCCTTTCTTTATGAGTTTGCGGACAGCTTTTTCATCCATGGAATCGGCAGTATGCTCCAATAGATAAGAGATGATTTCAGTTGCTGTCTTGCCAAAAGGATCAGAAAGAACACTGGCAATGCCGACATTGGAAATGGTCATACAGTTCTGGATGCGATTCTTCTCGGAAGACTTCATGCAGACCAGCTTGAAACGGTATCTGGAAAGTTCCCTAAGCTGACGAAAATCTTTTGGAGGAATAAAGGAACATCTGACAAGATCAAATTTGTAGAGGTCGGCAATCCATTTAGAATCCTTTTTGTCCGTTTTCTTGCCTTTAATGGCTTTGACATACTTCGGATGTGTAAGGCAGACATCAATGTCATTTTCGAGATAATTAAAAATAGGAATCCAATACTTTCCGGTGGATTCCATACAAACATGATAGCAATTATTCTCGATAAGCCAGTTGTGAAACCTTTGAATATCTGAGTTGATGGTTGAAAAAGATTTTTGCAGATATTCGGATATGCCGTCCTTATTGGTAGTTACGATGGTTGCAACGATAACATTTTTGTGGACATCAAGTCCACAGCAGATGGAGTATTTTAACTTCATCAT